TGTGTTTAAGCCATCCATGTACATTCGTTCGGAGAAGGATTCCAAGTACCGGTCTCTTAACGGGGTCAAGGTCAAGCGAATGGTTTTCGATACCCTTTATGACTGCAGGGAGTTTATCGACCAGTACAGAGAACTGGAGGATTGTCCGATCTATGGCAACACTGATTTCATTACTCAATACCTCATGGAGACTTATCCGTCTGAGGTGGAATACGATCTTTCCCAAATCAAGGTCGCATACCTAGACTTGGAATGTGAATCAGAGAATGGATTCCCAGATCTAGATTCTCCAAACGAGAGAGTCAATCTGATGAGTATTCGCATCTCCGGGGTGACCCACGTTATTAGTTTTACGCCGATCACTCTACCGGACTGCAAAGTCCACATGGTGGCAAACGAGAAGGAACTTCTCAAGAAGACCTTCGACATCCTTGCCAAGGAGGGAGCAGACATCCTTACCGGGTGGAATATCAAGTTGTTCGATATTCCCTACATAATGGGTAGGGCGCTGCTTTATTTCGAGGAGAAGGAAATACAGAGTTGGCTTCCGTTTGGCTTCCTCAAGATGCGTGAAACGGATATCGGTGGGAAGAACTACAAGATCTACGAGTTTCCTGGCTACACGATCTTGGATTACATGGATCTATATAAGAAGTTTTCCGGAACCAGTCAGGAAAGTTACGCCCTGCAAAACATAGCAAAGGTGGAACTCGATGCACAGAAACTGGACTACAGCGAATATGGGTCGATGCGTGAGTTTTATCGCCAGAACTTTCAAAAGTTTGCGGAGTATAACGTACAAGACGCTATCCTGGTTGAGCGACTTGACGATAAGCTAAAACTGATTGACTTGGCAGTGTCAGTTGCATACGAAGCAAAGATTACCTACGATACGGTTTTCTTTGCCACTCGCATCTGGGAAACCATTTGCTGCGACTATCTTACACAGAAAAACATTGTTCCTCCACTTAAGCGAAGTTATGCAAAGGACGAACAGTTTGTTGGTGCATACGTAAAGGAAGTTACTCCGGGCCTATACAAGAATGTTGTAAGCTTCGACGCTACCAGTCTGTATCCTAGCATCATCATGCAGTGGAATATCTCACCGGAGACTTGTGTACACAAGGATTCGTCTTTGAATGCAGATGACTTCCTACGAAGCAAGAGAAAAGATATTCCTGATTTGGTCAAGGAAGCAATTGCCAACAAGAGTTCGCTTGCCTGCAACGGGTCAACCTTTACCACCCAACTCAAGGGATTCATCCCCATTCTCATTGAAAGAACATTTAATCAGCGCAAGGAAGCAAAGAACAAGATGATTGAGTTGGAAAAGGAATACGAGAAGACAAAGAACAAGGATCTGCTTCCTCGTATTGCTGCCCTTAAGATTCGCCAGTCAGTCAAGAAGATTCTTGCAAACAGCCTCTACGGTTGCCTTGGAAATCCCGCCTTCGTCTATTCATCTCCAGAACTTGCTACCGCCGTGACCGTAACTGGTCAGGTCATTATTCGCAAGGCAGAGATGGCCATGAACGACTATATTCAGCACCTTACGAAGGATGATAAGGACTATGTTTTGGCTGTGGATACTGACTCGGTGTATCTGAACCTGAATGCTGTCGTGGAGAAGGTTTCTGCAAAGACAGAAATTTCAGACGTTACACAGTTCATTCATGAAGTCTGTGAGCACAAGATTCAACCGCAGTTCAAGAAGGAAATGGAACTCTTGGCATCCACTCTTGGTTGCCCCGAGAACAAGATCTTCTTCAAGCGTGAGGCAATTGCCTCTGCCGGAATGTTTATTGCAAAGAAGCGGTATGCGCTCCTCATGCAAGATCTTGAAGGTGTTCGTTTTGCTGATCCAAAACTAAAGATCATGGGTCTGGAGACCGCAAGAAGCAGCACCCCGGCAGTCGTGCGTTCTAAACTTAAGGACTGCATCAAGATCATTCTGACCAAGACTCCCGAGGAGCTGCGCGCATACGTCGATGAATTTTATGATGCATTTATGAATCTGCCCATCGAAGATGTTGCGTCTCCTCGCGGAGTCAAGGGTATGGGAAAGTACGTTGACGTATCCGACATCTACAAGTCAGGAACTCCCATTGCAACCAAGGCAGCATTGCTTCACAATGCCTATGTCAAGAAACTCAAACTCGACAAGGATATTCCTGCGATCAAGGAGAATGACAAGATGAAGTTCGTCTTTGTCAAGGTACCCAATCCTTACGGATTGGGGGGGCGGGATGCAGTCATCGGTTTCATCGGTAAGCCACCAGAGCAGTTTCAGTTGGAGAAGTACATTGACCGAAAGAAGCAGTTTGACAAGACTTTCGGTGAACCGCTAGACAACGTTCTTCAGGCTATCGGATGGTCGATAAATCAGCAAGTAACACTTGAATCATTCTTTGGTTGAGTTATATTGGTATTATGCTTTTTAAGACAAATAAAAGTGGTTATACAATTGACTGGCAGCGTCTTGGCTCGGGCAATGTTTCCAAGATGATTTATGACGGGGTTGACTTTCTTGAGGTTTACATTGAATATTTTAATTATTCTTGGGCTGTAAAAATTACTGTTATGGCAGTCCCAGAAAACAAACTTGGTGCTGTCCAACCAGTTGTAATGAGTGAAGAATTTTCAAAAGAATTTCTTGAATTTTTTGGTATAAACATTCTTGATTATACTGCAGTCGCGGCAGATCCGGAAAGACTGTTGATTAATCTTATAAAAGTTACAAGCGATGCACAACGCTGGAGTAAAAAAATGAATACCGCATTGAAGTCCTCTCCGTCATATTCCACATATACTACCCCCAAAAACTTTAGTAAAGGCTATCAGCAAGCACCCAATTATGGAGATGCTTCTTCGAGTGATAAGGATGCTCGTATCAAGGAACTGGAAGAAGAAATAAAGGATCTTAAAGAAGAGATTGAAATGCTCAAGGCTGTTAATCAGGAGTGTTAAGATATGGTGAAGAAACTTAAATCTAGATATGGTGATGAACGAATTATCACGCTTCTTGAAGACGGACGTTACAGAATCGAAGGTAGGTCTTTGTATACTCGCCATGGCGATGGGCTATTTGATTTTGAAGGTGGCCCATGCCTTATGGTTGGCGATAGATTTCTTGACACTGGCAATAATGTAATCATCGAAAACATAGAAATTGATGAATCGGTAGTTGCAGACAACTACGCAGGTGCTATAATTACTGTAAGAAAGGTGAAAACAAAATGATTAAAAAAGTTATCAATTATATCAAGGATTCTCTCAAGCGTAATTTTAAGATGTCCGAGTATGTCGAGCATCTTCAGCGTCTGCTGATGGGTGCAGTTACATTCTTGGCGTTTATGTTGGGTGGCTGGGAACTTGGTTGCTGCATGCTCCTTGTTTCTTTGATCGATCCCCGTTGGTTTGACGAGTAATTTTATGCCAAAGAAAAGAGTTAGAAAGAATAGCAAACTAATTCGCTATAATCAATACGACCAGATTCCACATGAATCTTTGCAAGAGTTAAAGGATCGTATTGCAGGCATGCCCGTACACATGCTGCTCATGGAGCACCAAACTCTCTCTGAGTATTACGGTACTCTACAGAAAAAAAATGAAGATTGGTTTACGGGACCAACGATGGGTGTCTTCGACAAGATGATGGCGGTCAGGGACAGAATCATGCATATCGTGCATTCCTTGCAAGATCACCTTTCGATGGCAGAATATCAAACAGACGAAGCCTATAGGCTCATGGAAAAGAAAGAAAAGAATGTCGAAGTATCTAAAAACACTGATAAGCAAAATAAACAATCCTGACGCAACCCTAGTATCTGACGGCATCGACGGTGCTGACGTTACTGGGTTTATTGATACCGGCTCATATGCATTGAATGCATTGCTGTCCGGTTCAATCTTTGGTGGCCTACCTAACAACAAGATCTCCTGCTTGGCGGGAGATCCTGCAACTGGCAAGACCTTCTATGCAATTGGTATCGCAGGCCAGTTCCTCAAGGACCACAAAGACGGCGTAGTCGTCTACTTCGACACGGAGCAAGCAGTGACATCGGACATGTTCACTGCCCGTGGCGTTGATCCTGAGAGAGTTGCGGTGATTCCAGTTGCAACCATTGAGGAGTTCAAGACACAGGCTCTCAAGATCGTCAATGACATCCTAGAGCAGCCCGAGGAAGAGCGCAAGCCGGTGTTCATGGTTTTGGATTCTTTGGGTATGTTGTCAACCGAAAAGGAAATGAACGATTCCGCAGAGGGCAAGAATGTCCGCGACATGACCAAGGCCCAGCAAACCAAGGCAACCTTCCGTGTTCTCACCCTCAAGCTTGGCAAGGCAAAGATCCCCATGCTGCTGACCAATCACACATATCAGGTCATCGGTGCCTATGTTCCCACAAAGGAACTTGGTGGCGGTATTGGACTGAAGTATGCAGCCAGCAATATCCTCACTCTATCCAAGAGCAAGGACAAGACTGAGGAGGGTGTTGTTGGAAACTTTATCAAGTGCACCAACTACAAGAATAGATTCGTCAAGGAAAACATGAATGTCGAGACTCGCCTGAACTATACTTCGGGTCTGAGCAGATATTATGGATTGACTGATCTTGCACTGAAGTACAACATCTTCAAGAAGGTATCAACACGCATTGAACTTCCGGATGGAACAAAGGCGTTTGAAAAGAATATTGACGAGGATCCGGAGAAGTATTTCACCAAAGATATCCTAACTAAGTTGGACGAAGAGATCCAAAAGGACTTTAAGTATGGTCAAGGTACCTGAATATAAATTTTTAGAATTGCTTGGAGAAACAAATGAGACTTGTCCAATCCAAATTTTGGATGGAAAGTACAAAGATATCGTATACAGATACGGAAAGATTTCTTTAAAAGAAGTTGAAAACGAAAATCTTCAAGTAAACATGGACATAGACATGGTGGTTTGCCCCGAAGGATTTGACCAACAAGAACCCGAATTTACTCAACTGATTGGTGAAATTTTTGTAGACATAATTGAAAAAAATATGGCATCTACAAAAGATCCAGTTGATCTTGAAGATGATGTCCACCAGGATTAATGGTGGACTTGTTAATACTCTGTGATAAAATAAAAATATGGAAACAGTCATTCTAAAGAACTTGGTACTCAATGAGGAGTACGCAAGAAAGGTCGTTCCGTTCCTTCAGGAAGAGTACTTCCACGATAAAGCCGAGAAGACGGTGTTTAACATCGTTAGCAAGTTTATCCTGAAGTATAACAACATTCCCACCAAGGATGCTATTCTCATCTCGCTGGAGAACGAGAAGGGTCTTGGCGAGGTTGAATTCAAGAAGTGCGTTTCTATCTCTGATGAAATGTACAAGGAGGGAGAGAAGTCTGATACCATTTGGCTTGTTGAGAACACTGAAAAGTTCTGCAAGGAAAAAGCCATCTACAACGGTATCATGGCCTCAATCGGTATCATTGAAGGCAAGGACAAGGAACAGACTCAGAATGCTATTCCCGAGATCATGTCAAAGGCACTTTCTGTGTCCTTTGATACCCGGGTCGGCCACGACTTCTTGGAAGACGTAGATGAGCGGTATGAGTATTACCATAGAGTGGAAGAAAAGGTTCCATTTGACCTGGAGATGTTCAATCTCATCACCCGTGGCGGAACACGCAAGAAGACCTTGAACGTTGTCATGGCAGCGTCCGGTGTTGGTAAGAGTGCGTTCCTGTGCCACCATGCCGCAGCATGCCTGTCACAGAATCTGAACGTTCTTTACATCACTCTTGAGATGGCTGAAGAGGAAATTGCAAAACGTATTGATGCAAATTTGCTTGATACCGAGATGCATATCCTAGAGCAGATGCCTCTTACCAAGTACGAGAGTAAGGTTGAAAATCTCAAGAAGACCTGCCGTGGAAAGCTCATCATCAAGGAGTATCCTACCGCAGCGGCCAACGTTACTCACTTCCGTAATCTAATGGAAGAGTTGAAGATCAAGAAAAAGTTTACGCCAGACGTAATCTTTGTTGACTATCTGAACATCTGCTCCTGTGCCCGTTTCAAGTTGGGCAACGGCATGAACAGCTATACCTACGTTAAGGGTATTGCTGAAGAGCTTCGTGGTCTTGCCAAGCAGTTCAACGTGCCTCTGTGGACGGCCACTCAGGTCAACCGCGAAGGTGCAAAGAGCAGCGACATGGAGATGACCGATACCTCTGAAAGCTTTGGCTTGCCCCAGACCGCAGATTTCTTCTTTGCTCTCATTGAGAATGAAGAACTTGCAGAGGGTGGTCACCTGATGGTCAAGCAGTTGAAGAATCGTGGTAATGACCTCACCAAGAACAGAAAGTTTTTGGTCGGAGTCAACAAGTCTAAGATGAAGTTCTTCGATGTTGACAATACAAACAATAACCTCATCAACGCAAACAATACCGATGAGGAAGCATTTGGCTCCGGTTCAGACGGTCAGGCATTCAATCCAAAGTTCGGAAAGAAGAAGAACAAGGCCATCAACTGGACCTTTGAAGGCGCTAAATAATGCTATACATTGACAAGAAGTATGTTAATCTTCTGTCAGGTTCACTTGAGAAGTTTAAGTGGAAGAAGGATACTTTAGCCACATGCAGGTGTTTCAAGTGTGGCGACTCGCAGAAGAATAAGTCCAAGACAAGGGGATACTTCTTTGAGCACAAAGGAAATTATGTATACAAATGTCACAATTGCGGTGTTGCTTGCAATTTATATTCTGTACTTGAAAGTGTCAGCCCATCTCTCTGCAAGGAATACGCATTCGAAGTCTACAAAGAAAAAAATCCAGTCTTGGAAGAAGAAGCCAAGCCCGAGAAGCGTCAGCCTGTGTTTACAGAACTCGGGACACGACTGGATCTGCTCAACGCAGACCACAAAGCGGTAAAATATGTTCAATCTAGATTTATTCCGAAAGAAAAGTACATCAATTTTTATTACACTGCTGATTTTGGCAAGATCATGCGATCCTTTGATCGGGATGGCAAGACGGAGGAACGGCTCGTCATTCCTTTCTACGACGAAAGCGGAGAGCTTTTGGGTGTGCAGGGACGAGCGTTCAGCGAGAATGCAATCCGCTATATCACGCTTAAACAGCAAGGTTGCGAGCGTCTTTGGTATAACCTAGATAAGGTAGACCCACGTTCTACGGTGTATGTTACCGAAGGACCGATAGATTCTATGTTCCTGCCGAACGGAGTTGCACTCCAAGGTGCAGGGTGGATTGAGACACTTCCAGAAAAAATAAAGAAATCAAATGTGGTGTTCATATTCGACAATGAGCCAAGAAACGCAGAGATAGTCCACCTTATTGGAAAGTACATTGACTCTGGAAGAAATGTCGTGGTATGGCCTTCTGAAATTGATAAGAAGGATGTAAACGACATGGTAATTGCTTATGGATTGGAAACAACATATAAGATTATTATCAACAATGTTTATTCTGGACTTAAGGCTAAGATGAAATATACTAACTGGAAGAAGGTTTAAAATGGATGAAGAAGAAATCTCAGAAGAAGATATCCTAAAGGCTAGCGAAGCCTATTTAACGTTTGTTCAGCGCTTTGGTGAATACGTAAAGGAAATGGATCCAAAGCTTTGGGCACGTGCTAGAGAGTACGCAGCGGATTTTACAAAGATTCCGGGTGTTAAGGTTGAACTTGTGGATGATGATGAGGATGAAGATGACAGAGATACAGAACATAAAAATGGCGCAGACTAAGTACTTTGTTTTGGATCACGGACATGTTGATCTAGTTGATTACATGGGATCGGATCTAAGCGTTGTCAACGCCGCAAGAGTTTCCTTCAACAAGGAAAGTTATTGGGATTCAGAAAGAAACTGGACTGGATATCAAGAACAGAAGTTGCTTGAGCGGGATGCAAAACTTATCAAGTATCTTGCAAAGCACAATCACTTTACTCCGTTAGAT